CACTCGCGTGATATTTATGGTACAGATAAATCCAATCACCTGTGAGTCTTTCTATATGCGTCCCCCCTATAAAAAGATCAGCGTATTCGATAGCATGAATACCAACATTGGGTGTGAACGGGTCCTCATCTGTGATTGTTTCTTCTGTGAGTACTTTGGAAAAGAACTTATACCGGAGTGTTAAGTTCGTGAGAAGATCACCCATATCCACCGGGATTATACAAGTTGTCTCCTGACCAAATCTAGCATCGAGTAGTGGATTTTCTCTCACATCGAATGCAAATTGTGTATGTTTTTTGAAGATACCAGAAAAATGAGAATAGGTGGGACTCCCTGTTATGTGGATATCCTGAGTTCCTAAACTGTCTAGTCGTAGTCTTCCTGCCATCTCTACTTAATTATACGTTTTGTTTTTTAAGTCTGCAATAAAAAGCCATCATTGAATGATAATGTTTTGTACCCTGTGTAATACATATGAAACTTATACTCTGGGTTTTCGAGGCGTGATCCATTCCCAAACTGGAGACCTATATCATCAACCATTTCCATATAAAATTTAGTCTTTTCTGAATTTAGGGCAGAGAAATCAAGAAACCCCGAGGGTGTGGTACTCTTAGGGAACAATGCGAAATTATAAGTGTAAATGTAATTAAGTAAATAATTGGGTGAAGGTGGTTCAAATGCGTACGTCCTCGTTACATCGGTTGCTGAACGCGCTAATCTCGAGCGTAAAGGGACATAACTGAAAAAATACTCTCTATCGTTGTTGGATACATTTGGAATGCGTTCATCATTTAATATGAAATAAGCACGTTTTAGGAGATGTGGTTCATTGGTATCGTTAATCTGTGAGCGAGTAAAGTTGAAACGATTCGCGGTTGTTGAATAGAACCATTTATTTATATAATCGGCTCTTTCATCAGGCAAACTTCGATACTCCTCTTCATCTTCATATCCTTCGTACCTAAAAAACCAATGAAAACATTTGACTGGGACACTCGGCTCCAATTGTAATACAAATTCTCTTTTTTGTGGTTCGAGGGGAATACTCGAATGTTTGAATACAAAATCATATATAAATTCTTGGTTAGGTCTCATGAAATATAACCGTTCTTCTGGAGAAATTGTAATTTCCTCGGTAATGACTTTGAAAATTGGCATTTGCTTCAATGGTGGTTTTTCAGGTAGACCTCGGGAAATAGTGTTTTCATCTACACGCTGGTTATAGATGGTGGAGAAAGACTGTTTGAAAAATTCAATTTCGAGTGTAATTTTCTGTTTATGAATGGCACATAGAGGAAACGGAGCCTTATTTTGAACGTTTTCTGAATAGACATCACCTGCATAATTATGTGAAAAGAAGAATGGTATATGGATATAAAATTGATTACTTTGCGCTGCCTTCTGACCAGATGGTTGAGTCGTCTCACCACCGACTATATTTCTATTGTACAGTGTATTTGCAGCCATTTTTTGTGAATCATTCGTGTACAAATTATCATGGATTATACACCAATCCGCTGTTATTTCTTCGAGTATTTGAGTATCCACTTTAAATTTGATACTTTTGATTATTTTCCGACCAAGTAGTTGCATGTCCCACGACCAATTCGCGATTTCGGGTAATGTAAAAGTGGGTGGGGGAATAGCTCCATCGACGATCTGTTTTACAGTGTTGGGGAGAACATTATATACACTTTGAACAATATCACCCGAAATTAAAGTATTAATTTCTGATCGCAGTGTGATTGTTACAGTCCCGTTAAGTACATTAAGTATATCGAGACTAAATGTGTAACTATTTATATCAATCCCTAACGCAGTAACTAGTTGACTCCCTGGTTTTACTCTACCAGATATAATATCTAATAGAGCGACATATACATTATTGGGTGTATTGGTAAATAGTCCCACTGGAAATGTCGTGAGAAGTAAAGTATTAAACTGCCTTTCAAATGATAAAAAAGATTCGAAATCTGGAAATAAGAAATTAGAAAAAATAACTCCAACTGCATTTGGTGCACCTGCTAACCACCACTTACTAAACGTATCGTACCCGAATTCGAGCAACGTTTTACCACCAAATAAAACTTTTTGTGTCGTCTCATTGAATGTAATATCCTCATTATTCCAGTCCGGCAATTCCATTTGAATCCATATATTATTTAAGAGATCCCCCATATTTTGTGGTTTCAATTCGACACGAACCGTTTCACCGAAAGGCCATGAAGGTGAAACGCCTGCGTTTACTGTGTGTACATTATGATACTTCCGAAATTCGGAGTGTCTCATATTGTCATTATATTTAAACAATGATTCTTCAGGGTCTTTGGAAAGGAGGTGTGTATCCTGCTTTCCAATAGCTTTGAGGGAAATTTTAGCAGCCTCACCCATATCTACTTACTGCTCACATATTTTTAATATCATTCTTCCACATCGTAATGTGACTAATCTTCAACATCTTTTCCAGATCCTCTTTCGCCTGTGCCGCTTCCGTCATCAGCGCTTTTACGCGTTCCTCTGTGTATTCAACCGTCCTCGTATTGAGGAGATAGTCCAAGTTTCCATCAATCTTAGGAAAGATAGAGGACATCTCATTCTCTAATTCTACCTTCTTCCTTTTGAACACCACTAACTTCCCCTCAATGACCATTGATACAAACTTTGATTTATGGTCACACATTTCCGTCCGCTTCTCGAGGACATCGATGAGATGTGCCTTACGCTTCTTATAATGCTCTATGCGGAGTTCCACAAAGTCTGTTAGAATCTCTTCAGGGCTCGCATACTTGTGAATACCCTTCGTTGGGTGAAAGAGGTGCATGTTTGAGACACGGAATGTCTTTCTCAACTTGAGATCTTTGAGTAAATCTTTCCCTGCATAGTCCATGATTTCAAAATGAACATCATCTGTGGTAGAGTTATTGGTGTACCCCCCAATCATCTTCTTTTCCACGAGACCGTCGAGGTACTCCTTATAGTCTTGGGTCCATCGTCCGGGTGGTAATTCGGTGACCACAATATTGGTTCCGGACCAATTCCATACACCTTCCATCATCCATGTGTCTTCCTCCTTGTGCACCACCCCCTTGAAACCCCTGAACCAGGGTCGCATAGGAACAATTTCATCACCACTCAAAATCCGTTTGATGTTCGCCTTGATATCCTCGGGGTTGAAAGGTGGTACATAGCAACTGAAACCTGTACCAATACCTTCAGTCCCATTGACCAAAACCATTGGTAAGGTGGGCATGTAAAAGTCGGGTTCGATGGAGCGTCCATCATCATCCAAATAGTTGAGAATTGCATCATCCTTGGGATCGAAGAGCTTCCTCGCATCCTTGGTGAGCCTAGTGAAGATATACCTCGTTTGGGACGCATCCTTACCACCCATAAGCCTCGTACCAAATTGACCACAGGGCTCCAAAAGATTGATATTGTTAGACCCCACATAATCGTTCGCCAACTTCACAATCGTATCCGCGAGAGAAACTTCACCGTGGTGATACGCACTCTTTTCAGCTACAAATGCGGCCAATTGAGCAACCTTCATCTCATCCTTGAGATTCTTCTTGAAGCAAGCGTACATAACCTTACGTTGCGATGGCTTGAGACCATCAGCCATGTGTGCGATGGAACGCTTGAGATCTGCGAGACTGAAGTTCACCAAATCCTTATGCACAAAGTCTGTGATGTCCAACTGTTTCACACTTCCGTAGGGTACTTCAAGTTGGTCAGCATCCTTTGCTGTATTCTCGAGAAGCCATACTTTTCGAGCATCCGCCTTCTTCTTATCGAATGCGAGAATGATCGAGGCATCTGTCATCTTATCCATATCAAATCGAACAGTGAGATCCTGAATCTGTTTGAAGTACTCACGAGCCTCCGCCGATGTGGAAGTACCCAAACCCTTATAGTACTTGACTTTCCACCCAGCCTTACCATCACCATACCAGGTCCTAAACGCAGAGTCTGTGTAGAAAGACTTTACACTAGAACCCTTTGTCGCCTTGATGATTGGTGTCACCATACTCACCACAAAGTTAAGCTTGAGGAGGCTCGGCCAGAAATAATGAATCATGTTTAGGATGAGAC